TGAAATATAAAACGGAGACCGGCAAAACATCCTACGATTGTCCTGCAAAGCATGCAGGACTCATAGATCGCGTATGGTCAATAGAGCAACTTCTAACGTTTCCATATCACAAAATACCAACTGATTAGTTACTCACGACCTAATTTCAAGATCCCCAGAAAAGATGAAGCGCAAACCAAAATTAACCTAATGGATGAGGTCAACGTAGAGGCAGCTTATGCCGTGGCTGATGCAGTAGATTTGGCTGTCGCTTCTTGTTATGTCGATGCCAGTGCCGCAAATTTGGTGGGCACGGACGCAGCACCCAAGACTCCTAATGTAACGAAGGGGGACGCCTCCAACGTATTCAAGTTAATCACGGACTGTGCAACCAAGCTCAAAAAGTCCAAGGTGCCGGCAGCAATGCCCAAGTGGATGATCATACCTCCCGAGATGGAGGCGCTGATTGTAAACGACCTGCACGATCAGGGTTCCAGCGCGCCAACGGTGGCAACTCCAGCAATCTTAAACGGCTCGATTGGCCAAATTGGAGGATTTGAGCTACTGGTATCCAATAACGTGCCTAACACCAACGGGACACTGAACAAGATCCTGTTCGGAACCAAGCAGGCCATAACCTTCGCATCTCAGGTAGAAGATACTCGTATCCTGCCGATGGAAAAACAGTATGCCAGAAAGGTAGACGGGGAGTACGTGTTCGGCAGAAAAGTAGTGAAGCCGGCGTGCTTGGGCGTCATGACCTGCAACTTCAGCTAAATAGGTGGATAAGATGAATAGGATTCTATATTTTTTGCTGGCCAGTGCTCTTCTATTTGCAGGCATGGCAGAGGTACAGGCTATAGATACCGCGCTCACGGCTGCCGGGACACTAACGGGTGAGAATAGTTATGTAACGATGGCCTATTGGAGTGCTGCACCCACGAGCACGAATACAAAGTATATCGCCTACGATAGCGCCTACATGTATTTCGTGATTATCAATGCTACAACCGTAGGAACAAGTCCAAAACTGAACATCCTGGCCGGAAATAACCCGCCTGCATTCCGGGCCGAGATAGGAAACCTGGCAATCCCTCTTACAGTCAACCGCTCGGTTCTGTGCGGCCCGTTGGAGTCAGCCCGGTTCCTGAACACTACCAAGTATCTCAAGTTCTCGACTACAAACGTAACCACGGCCACTATGGCCATTCTGAAGGTGCTTCGGTAATGAGAGTCTTTAACAAGATCGAAAAGACTGTCTGGGAGATCTCAGATGAGGGCACTCTCAAGCACCTACAGAAATATCCGGAGAAATATGAGATCGGACCAGCAAAAGGCACAGAAACAACGGGTGGGGTAGGTATCAACACCGCAGGGTCAGAAAAGCCGGGAAAGTCCGGCAAATAAATTTTTTTAGGTGTGCATTATGGTCGAACCACCTGTATTAGACGCCTATGTGACTTTGGCCGAGACTGCAACCTACTTGGTAGGAGATGACCGGGCCGCAGAATTCCAGGCACTAGCAGATCAACAGAAGACCTCTTACTTAAACAGAGCCACTCAGGCTATTGATTCTTGGAATTATCGGGGCACAAAATATGATACAGGAATAACTGCGGGTGTACCGGATCAGAAACGGGCATTCCCCAGAATTATCGATGGCGTGACTCTGGATTACAACAGCGCCAGCGGGCTTGCAATAGTCCCCCAGGATGTGAAATCTGCGTGCATCGAAGAGGCATTAGAGATCTACCGTGCCGGCATAGGAGGCCGCAAGAGGTTACAAGATGAGGGCGTGCAGTCCTTTACAGTCGCAGGCAAACTGTCAGAGACGTTTGTAGTAGGTGCGGGCAGTCAGTGCTTGCTTAGCTCAGCAGCCAGGAGACTCTTGAGAAAGTACCTGGGGTCGAGAATACGGTAAGGGCTAATTATGGCAGATTTTGAAATCGTGCGGTTCCATGGAAATAGCTTCGTTCTGCCTGTGGCCCTGACCACTTCGCAAGGGGTAGTAATACCACTTACAGGGGCCTTAATTCAGTTTCAGCTGGGGGGGATTACAGAGTTATCTGACGGCTACACAATAACCAGGAATGACCTTGCAGGAACTTTTGTAATAATAGTCTCCGCTACACGGATGGCTACCTTACTGAATCCTATCTACTACTTTGCATGTGATGTCACGTATCAATCGGGGATTAAAGAAACGCTATTCGTGGGCAAATTGACTCTAAAGGATAACGTGGTGTCGTGACGATCGTTACTGTAGAGAATACGGCTCCGGTGGTGACTGTAACTGACCTGGACCGGCAGATAACACTTTCACCGACTGCAAATATTGTGATGGTTGGAGTTGATCCCCCAATTTTCAATCTGACCGGCCATTCGATATTTGCGGTATCGGGTGGTTTGACTGCCTATCAGTTTGTGATAATTGACCCTGCCGATGGAACGGCTCATTGTGCAGATGGCGAGAACTCGACACATGCGGGACTTGTCGTGGGCATTACGGCGGAGGCAAGAGCAGCAGGGCAACCTGTCACTATTCAGGTAGCAGGGGAGATCACGAATCCATCATGGGATTTGGATGCTGGCGAGATCTATTATTTGGCACTCGCCGGAACGATATCAAGAACGCCACCAAGCAGAGGTTTCTGGCAGAAGGTCGGAACCTCAAAAGATCGGACGACGTTGATAATCAAATTGAGTGAACCAGTTTTGGTGATATAAATGACTAAAGAGAAATTTCTGACTAAAGGGACGGGAGTATTCCAGGAAGTACAGGCTATCGACTCAAGTGCAGGCGTGAGTAGTGCGGGCAAGATTGCATGTCTTGGCGAAGATGGAAGGTTCAACGAGAACATGATGCCTGCAGGGGTTGCGGCTGAAACTGTTGTCTGCAAAGCGGGTGTCGGGGGGCTGGCTGCCAACGATGTCGTGTATATTCACCTTGTCACGACCACGCTCACGGCAGACAAAGCCGATGCCACTGATGCAACCAAGAGGGCACAGGGGTATGTAAAGGAAGTAGCGGAGGCAGGAGCAAATGTCACTGTGTATCTGGACGGGGAACTTCCAGGTACGGGCCTCACACCGGGCGCAAAATACTACCTGACAACCACACCCGGCACAGTATCGGCCACTGCACCGACTGGGTCTGGCAATATGGTCCAGTGCGTTGGTGAAGCGGTTGGTGAGGCTGAGATAAAGTTCGATCCTGACAAAATCCCAATCGTGCTGGTGTGAGCTATGAAAGCCCTCCAAAAAGGTGCCGGAGTCTTACAAGAAATTGCTGGCGTCATTGTGCGCCACTCCGGCACCTCTACGGGAACGGGCTCAGATCAGGTGATCAGCCATGGCTTTACAGCAGCGCCAAAGAGGCTGGAACTCATACCTCTTGACGTGGGTGTATCCACTGTTTTTTCGGGTCGGACCGTGGAAGTCTCCCATTTTCATATCACCGTTACTGCAGGCAGGATCTTTGCATGGGTTGCGGAAGACTGGTAGGTAAAAGCAATGCTAAACTCTCTACAGAATATTGCAGAAAGCAGCGTCCTGGCTGATGAAGATCTGGCCGCCTTGAAGGAATTGATACCTGGACTCGAGCAGTCAATACGGAGCCACACGATCTATCGGACGACCACCGAAGCCCTCTTCAGCGTTCTTAATGACCTCAAATTCCCCACTGCCGCCAGCAAATACCACCAGGCGAAACGCGAACAACTGGTCATGTTCGAGAATCTGGTGGGGTTGTCCTTCGATTACCGGGCTGCAGTTATCGAGCTGGATGAGGTGGAATCCAAAATTAGTGATTCAAAGGGATTCAAATTAAGGAAGCTGGAAGTCAAAAGAGATCGGCTGCAGTTTAAGCTGATGTGGATGCGAAAGGACGGCCAGGAGCGCATCAGAGAGCTGAAGATGTGGGCTCAGATCATGGAAGATCTCGCCAAGTCCGATGTCTTTGACCTCGACAATAAGGATGCAGATGAGCTGAAGGCCTTCACATTGCGGTATCTCTGGGAGCTGCCAGCAGCCTGTAGGGCGGGGAATGATGTGGGCGGTGCTGTCAATATCATAGCTCAGGCCAGGACGGGTCTCGCTGAGTGCGAAAGACGCAATATCAAGTTGCCTGCTAACCTGGTGGAACGATCTAAGAGGCTTCTGAAGGGGGCTTGAAGTGGGAACGTGGAGCGCAGGTGGCAACCTGAACACTGCCCGATCCATGTTATCCGGTGGCGGTAGTCCCACAGATGCCATCTGCATGGGAGGCAACAACTATGGCATTACTTATGATGATTTGACAGTCACCGAAGAGTATAACGGAAGCTCCTGGTCATCCGGAGGAAACATGTCCTTGGGGCGGAGTGCAGCAGCAGGTGGCGGCAACTCCGCGGATGCCATCTGCATGGGCGGCTATGGCGACACCTCCACCGAGGAATATAACGGCTCATCCTGGAGCAGCGGAGGAGACGTAAATACGGGCCGCTATGCGATGGGTGGGGCCGGAAACTCCTCAAACGCCATCTGTATGGGTGGCTATACCTACGATGAGGAAACGGAAGAAGAAGCAAATGTGCCATACACAGAGGAATACAATGGCACTTCCTGGAGTTCGGGCGGGGATTTAGCTACTGCCCGGTATTATCCGGCTTCAGGTGGCAACGCCTCCAATGCCATTTGCATGGGTGGCTATGCGGATGGTTACTCAAATGTAACTGAAGAGTACAATGGCACTTCGTGGAGTTCAGGCGGAGATCTGGCAAATGCCCGATATGAATTGGCCGGGGGTGGCAATTGCTCAGACGCTATCTGCATGGGCGGCTATGTCTCTGGAAATAGCAACAAGACCGAAACTTATAACGGCACCTCCTGGAGTGCGGGCGGCAATTTAGGCACGGCTCGGCAAAGCTTGGCAGGAGGAGGCAGCTCAACAAGCGCTGTTTGTATGGGCGGCTATGCTTCTGGATATTCCAATGTAACTGAAGTGTATGCAGAAGCCTCTACGGCCTCAGCTGTTCCTGCTATTGTATTTCAATATCGTCATAGGTGGTCTTAGTGGTCAGAGACTTGCGTTATAATACCGCGGTACAGGTGACTGTTGGGCCATTTCGGGATAAGGCAGACGGAGTTGCCATCAAGAATTCTCTGACCATCAGCAATGAGAGGATCACCCTTGTGGCAGATACCGACGATGGGAACGCCCCTACCATAATCCTGGATAACGTGGCGGGCGCTACGAGCGGAACGGACAACGACCTGAACTACATCTCGAATTGCGATGCAGGGCTGATGCGGCTGGAGCTCACAGCGGCCAACACCCAGAGGTATGGCCGGTTGTTTCTGACTATTGACGATCCGAATAACCATGTTCCGGTGTTTCATGAATTTGAGGTCCTGTCTCAGGAGGTCTATGATGCGAAATACGGGTCCGGCAATCTTCCGGCGAATGCAAAGGCAATCTCCGGAGATTCGGGAGCAGCAGATAACCTTGAGGCGGCCTGCGATGGATCAGGGTATAATCTGGGAGCAGGGCAGATCGTGGCGGCTTCGGTCACATCGAAGACCGGATACGAACTCACTTCAGCCTACGATGCTGCCAAATCTGCAGCATCGCAAAGCTCTGTGAATGCTATTGATTCAATTCTCGACAACTTGCATGACACAGATATCCCGGCCATAAAGACTGTCGTAGATGCCAATGGAGTTAAGCTCGTGGCAGTTCAGGGCAAGACAGAGATGTTACCTGCCGTCTGGTATGCTCCATAGAAGGATGAGACTAAGGTAATTGCTACCGTAATGGACTTCTTTTATTTTTCGGTCTGGAGGACGCATGCAGGAACCACTAGCAGAGAAGATCGATGTAGAGAACCGGGACATAACTCTGGGAATGATAATTAGTCGCCTTGATCAACTGATGGAATCAAATACAAAAGAACATAATTTAATAACTGAGCGATTAAATGAAAATGATAAAAATGTAGTTATCTTGAAATTTTCCCGGTGCATATATTCGTGGCTTGATAATAAAGGCGTCGTCAAATGGGCAGCGGTTGCGTGTTCTGTGGCAATTATCGATTTTTTTGTGAGACATTATTCATAGGAGGATATTCATTTGGGCTTATTGGATGCATACACAAGTTCGATGGGCGAATCGGTTATCTGGCGGCACAAAACCGGCGTAGATGCCAATATCGATCCGGTCTATTCCGATTCGACTATCTTCGTTTTGTGGTATGATGAGGTCAAGTCAATTCAGACAGATGAAGGCAGGCAATTGCAGCAGATCGCCTATATCCTGACCTCTGCCCTGGTAGAGAAAGATGACCTGATCACTCGTGGTGATTACTCCTGGCCGGTGATTGGGCTGGGGAAAGATCCGAGCATGGGGCCGGAACAGATGAGGAAGGCGTATCTCGGGCAGTTCATGATTTGAGGAAATGATGACTGGCTATTCACTTCTGGATAATTTAGTTAGTGCATTAACTGGCAATTCTGCCCTCTGCATGCTGGTTAATTCAAAGATCTATAAGAACAAGGCAATATCTGCCAGTGTAATAGATCTGAGTGGAGATGTAAATAAAAGCCAGATCTCCTGCGAACTTTCGGATCTGCACGGACAGATTCTCTCTGCCGATCAAGTTTTTGTCGTGGATATCAGAACACGAAAAGAGATCGCTGGTGACGGCGGCGCTGAGTATTGCGCCCAGATTGCAGATACAGTGCGCCAGATCCTCGACGATGGATTCACCGGGGCCACAGTCACCAAGATTAGCGGCGTGGTGGGCTGGGATTCGACAATCAAGGGCTACAGGTGCCGAATGCAAGTAGCTTGCCACGTTAAAGGCAGCTTCACACTCACTCTTACACCCTCCCAGGCAAGCCCCAGGGTTGCCGGCAGCGAGATAACCATAACTTCCACAGCCACACCTAACCAGGGGCTTGAATATCGGTTCCTCTTCAATGGGCCGGGCTCTGGCTCTGTGCTGCGAGACCTCACCGGCTGGCAGAATCGTAATAGCTTTGTCTGGCGATCTACTGCTGCCGATGTGGGCACCTCGACCATTTACGTAGAAATCCGGGGCGGCCTGAACAAAGGGGCAGCAGATCAATCAACCTCCATCAGCTATACCATAACCGCAGCCGCAGGTTCCGGAATTGGCACAGCTCCCGAGATTACCAATCTCACGCCTTCCCTGGCCAGTCCCCAGGAGGAACAGGTTAATGTTGATTTCATCTGCGTAGCGACTGATGCTGATAACGACCAGCTCTATTATCGCTTCTTCCTCATTGGACCGGGGACGGCTCGCAAGAAGAAGCTGGTTCAAGATTGGAGCCATAGGAATTCGTGGCAGTGGCAGCCGCAGACTGTGGATGTGGGCGAGAGCACCATTGAGGTACAACTCAGAGACGGCCTGCACGCAGCCGAAGGCAGTTATGACGACCTGGAAACGGTTAACTTCACGATCGAGGCAGCCGCAGGAACTGGTATCGGAACTGAGCCCACTATTTCCAGCCTCACTCCCTCTCTCACCAGTCCTCAGGCTGCCGGCGTATTGCTTGATTTCATTTGCACTGCAACCGACACAGAAGAAGATGCGGTGATGTACCGCTTTTTCCAGACCGGCCCAGGAACAGCCGGGGTGAAGAAGCAGGTGCAGGATTGGAGCCGCAGAAACTTCTTTGAATGGAACCCCAGGACTGACGACATCGGCGAGAACACCATTGAGGTGCAGATTCGAGACGGCAATCATGCGGGACCAGGCAGTTATGACGATCTGGCAACGATCAGCTACATCATAACCGCACCAGACACAGGATCAGGCTCCAAGCCCAGCATCACCAGCTTAACGCCATCCTTAAGCAGCCCCAGAGGCCAGGGAACCGCCCTGGACTTCATTTGCATTGCCTCAGATGCAGATTCGGACGCCATTCTTTACCGCTTTTACCGCACCGGCCCAGGCACAGCAGCCAAGAAGAAGCTGGTCATGGATTGGAGCAAGATTAACTCATGGCAGTGGACTCCTGGGGCAGGGGACATTGGCAGCAACATCATCGAGGTGCAGGTTCGAGATGGTAACAACGCGGGCGAGGGCGGTTATGATGCTACTGCCAATATCACTTTCGTAGTCTCCACGAACACGGCACCCACGATTGCCAGCGTGTATGTCAATGAGCCCGGCAATCCTTTTGTGGGTGATAAAATCCACGTAGTAGCCGATGCGGCTGACGTGGACGGCGACCAAATCCAGTACAAGTTCTGGCTCTACCGGGAAACAGTGGGGGCCTCCTGGGAGCAGCTCACCGGCTGGCAGACTGAGAACTGGGTGCTTTACCAAATAGACCGGATGGACTATGAGACAATCTCCGTCAAGTGCCAGGTGCGAGACGGTAAGCACGCAGGAGAGGAGGGTTTCGATGCCGAGTCAGATGCTGCAATCGATGTGCAGCGAGCAGCCATTACCTCAGTTACACCCAGCCTGGCCAGTCCGCAAGCACATGAGAATACCATTGTGTTCTCGGTACTGGCTAACAAGACCTCGAAAATCTATTATCGCATCTGGCAAAAGGGACCGGGAACGGGCAACGCCTGGCGGGATATGACCGGCTGGCAGGCTAAAAACTCCTGGAGTTGGCGAACTCTGGCTTGTGATGTTGGAACTAACTATGTGAGAGCGGAAGTTTGTGACAGTGCTGAAACCTGGGATGATGCAGATGCAACGAGCAGGCGAACAGATACGACTTATACCATCTCGTGAGGCGAAGTGTGGCGGTACTACTGCATTTAGCATTTTAGGAGTTCTCGTTATGGTCTTTCTGATCGGCAAACTTAATGCTTGGGATGCAAGCGCCACGGATGGCCTGAACTGCAAAGGCTTTTCGGGCGTGGGCTCAGACGGGGAGTATAATTACTACACTCCTTACCACAACGGCAGCGCCTATCATGGCATTGTCCTGCGCCAAAAGATTTTTGGTGTCTTCAAAGATGCGAGCTCCTGGGAGGCTTATGACGCCGGCAGCGTAGACGGTCTCATCACCAAGGGCTATTTCGGCAATCCCATTTTCGATGGCCAGTTCATGTATTTCACACCGATTAGCAACGGCTCTGTCTCGGGAATAGTTCTGCGCTATGACACCATGAAGCCGTTTAAATCTTCGACCTCCTGGGAAGCCTATAACGCCGTATCCGTCGATAGCCTAACCACCAAAGGCTTCAGGGGCGCGGTCTTTGCCGGGCAATTTGTCTACTTCGTGCCTTACCACAACGGAGCCTATAACGGCATTGTCTTGAGGTACGACACCACCAAGCCCTTTAAGTCTTCGACCTCTTGGGAGGCTTACGATCTGGGCGGCATGGCAGGCGGAGCGGCAAAAGGCTACTGGGGTGCAGTTGTCCTTGAGAACTTCATTTACTTCTCCCCTTATCAAAATGCAACATCAACTTACCATGGCCAGATTTTGCGTTATGACATGTCCAGGCCCTTCAAGTCAGCCAGCGCCTGGACCGTCTTTAATGCAGCTACCGTTAGCGCAAACTGCAAGGGCCTGGGCGCTCCCTGCACAGATGGTCAGTTTGTCTATTTCCCCAACGCCGTTTATGGCCTGATTTTGAGGTACGATTCGACGTTACCTTTCAATGATGCGGGTTCTTATGCCACCTTCAACATAGCGAACCTGTCAGAAAATACCGAAGCCCATAATTCCTGTTGTGTGCAGGGGCATTACGTTGCATTCTCACCCTCTCGCTATACGATTCTTGTCTATGACAATGAAAAGCCTTTCAGTGATTCCGGTTCATGGACTGAAAAAGAAGTAGCAGGAGCTGATAATTCCGATATTTGGGGCTATCTTGGGTCTCACTCGGATCCCAATTATGTCTATTTCGCACCTTTTCAGCAATATGCCGGCTCAGCCTCCTCGGTGCACGGCACTGTTTTGAGGGGTCGAATAGACCCCTGCCCATCGCAAGAGTTCCCTGGGCCGAGGGAAGAAAATCTATCTGAGTACATGCTTGATGATGTTGGAGATTACCTCTCTGTCTCCTCTGGTCGAGCCTCTGCGGTGGGAATGGAGCCGGATATGGTTGCATTGCTTTACCAGGATTATGGTAAAGATTGCTTTGACGGCTTCGAGATCCTATTTGATCTGAGGATCAGCTCGATTGTTACTTATTCCGATTACGGGGATTATGGAGAGATGTGCACCTTGAGCTTGTCGAACAGACACAGCAGTTACGACCCATCCTTAACTGACGCAAATGATCCCTGCGTGTGCTTGGTTGCCGAATTTGCAGCGAATCGGAGCCTTGACGGCCTCTATCTGTACCTCAATAAACTCTACACCGCAGGTTCAGGATACGCAATTTCGACCGGAACAACCTATTATTGCAAATTGACCAGGCCGGACGGAAACGGAACAGTTACTTTGAGGATATATTCAAATTCGGCTCGGAGCACTCTCTTAGCCACCTTAACAGAATCCGGTTTCCCCACGGCCTTAAAATGGCGCTACCTTTACGCCATGCGTGGCTCTGATTCGGGCGAATGGAAAGCGAGCTATTATCTGGAAAATCTGAACGTGGTCTCCTATTGAGGAGTTATGCCGGAAGAAATTGAGTGCCCCAAGGCTACGATCTACCTTTTTGAGCACGTAGCAAAATCCGGCTGCTGCCCGATCTGTTTGGAACTCGATGGCTGGTTTACGGCAGAGGAGGAGCCGGAGCCGCCTTATGAGATCTCGCAGCACGATAAATGCCGGTGCCTCTGGCGCATGCACACAATAACCGGGCTGTGGCGAGACAAGCGAGAGGAGATAATCAACAGCCACAGCGAACTAATGCAGCAGTATTACGATGCAGCCGTGGAAATTGTGGCCTGGGATGACAAAATAGCCGAGCGGGAGCTGCAATTGGGCGAGGAAAAAGGAGATAAGGCCCAGCAAGACGGCAATGCAGTCACATATAACCAGCTCGCAAATCAGGCCATGGATGCAGCTCAGAGGATCATGGATGAGAACGAGGAGCTGACTCCGGAACAGCAGGACATGGTAGACGAGCTATTCTGGCAGGCAGAGGAATATTTACAAATGGCTGATGACTGCATAACAGCCGCAGCCGAGATCCAGCAGCTAATTTATGACTCAGAGGCTTACATACGCAATGCTGAAGACCAGCGGGATGCAGAGATTTACCGCAGAGATGAAGCTACCCGAAAATTGAATGAAGCCGAGCCTTGCCTTTCCCTGGGCTGCATAGAGGACAAGGCGGCGGAAATAGCCGGCTCAAGGCTCATCATGGAGTTCTAAAGCTGTCTCATTTGCGTCCGGTTCTTCCGAATCGCGCCTCCTCTCCCCCTCCCCGGACCCCACCCTCTCTCCTTGGTGGTCACGGCTGCGGCGGCGGATAGCCGGGAGTGCTGACAGGTGCCGTCTACGGCGGGCTGGGATTTCGTGCTTCATGGCTTGCTCAGCGCCCAACAGCACGCTTGCACTCTACCCAGGCACGGATTGCTGCCTGGCCAATTCCCGGATCATCGAGCCCTATTTCTCGGCGGTCAAGTATCCATGGCTGAAAAGTCGTGGCCCCATTGAAACGCCCATGAGCCCAGGCAGGGGGGCTCACACGTGAAGGTTGGGAAACAAGATCTATCGACGTTAAAATTCAGAATCCCATGGGAAACACTTAGCCGAGAGTTGCCATCTTCTTGCAGTACATCCAGCTCTGTGGTGGCCGGGTACGAAGCTCAACCGGGCTTATCCTGTAGGCTCTTTCGATGCTGATTGCGCGCAGCGGCCTGTCTCCCAGGGCCTCGATCATTGTCCGAAGCCGTTCTTCATCTGTCCCGGCGACCTTTATCCCCCAGGCATTTCTCCTCTCCGAACCTCTCCAGGAGGGCCTCGCAGTCCATCGCCGGATAAATCAGGCCGGGCTCAAACCGGCCTGTCACTCTCTTTACGGGCGCAGTTTCGTAGATCCAGGCCCGCTCTATGGGCGTCTTGGGAGCCGTCCGCCGCAGCTCTAAGCACTTATGGCCGCAGTAAATGCGCTCTGCGTAGCGGTGCTTGATCGAGAAGATGGCATCAGTCATTTTGGCATAATTTGGAGCAGAAAGCCGATTATGGAGATGATAACAACCACTTGATCTAAAGCCGTCTCAGCAGGTGATTTTTTCATTTCCTGTAGCTCTTCCAGGATTTTATTTATTCTTGGGTCTTGTTGTTGCCTAGCTATTATCTCCAGTTTTCCTAAGATCATGGGCATATTTTTTTTGAGTTTTTTGGTAAGCCTCTGCTGATTGACACCAATGTCCTTTATATTATGGCCCATCTGATCCATATTAGATTTTATGGAGTTTAATTCCTCCAATGTGCTCTTTAAATCTCTTAAACTCTGAGCAACGTTGCCGGATTGGAGTTGGAAGTCGATATCATCAAGTCGTGCTAACATTTCTCCTTTAATTTTGGTCGCATTTTCAATAGCCGGACTAACATAAGTTAATGCTAAAAGGATTTTTTCGAGCCTATCAGGAAAGTATGCTGCATGGCCGATCTCTTCGATTACTTCGCACACCAAGCCTTTTTCATTATCTGGTAGCAATTTGCAGAACTTTTTTAGCTGATGAACTATTCTGCAGCTGGAGCGCTGTATACTTACAAGATCTGCAGCTGAGAGGTCCTTGGTAGCATTGTACATTTCAGTGCCTGGAGCCTCGTACTCAGTGCCTGTTCCATGAGCGGTCTGGCAGATCTGCTTGGCCTTTTTCTGAATCTCAGCAATTGTTGCCTGTATTTTCTCTTCAAGGAGTGGATTACATTTCCTCATTAGCTTGACCGCTCCTGGAGCACTTTCCTCGGCGGCGACCATGTTTTCAGCAGCTTTATTGCAGTACCAACTATAGGCGTTGAGGTTATCGGCGATCTCCTCAACGGATTTACTCTTCAGCCTCTGTGCCTCTTGCAGCGCTTCAGCCAAGTTCTCTACCGCCTTTAGAAGTTCGTTTCTGCTATCTGACCCGCCTACAGCCTCTTTGGCCTCTATCAGATACTTCTGGACCGATTCTTGAGAGGCTCCTTGAAAAGTTAGCGCGAAATAGGAGCAGTAGAATGGATAACAAAATCTGGCTGGGCTATATTCCGAAAGTTGAGCTGATTTCTCATAGTACCCAATGGCTGCCCTCATATGTTTTCTCAGGATATTGATATCCTCCGACTCTGTGGCCTTATACACATATGCTTTTCCCAATGAGTGATATGCATACATGCGCACATCGTTGTCCTCATCTTGTGTCAGCTTGTGAAGGTCCTGCCAGGCTTCGACTTTATTGGGAACGTGCGAAAAAGCTGAACCCAATGATAATACAGCTTTCCTTCGCACATCGTCGTCCTTATCCTGGGTCAGCTTATGAAGGTCCTGCCAGGCCTCCATCTTATCGGGAATATGCGAAAAAGCTGAACCTAATGATAATATGGCTTCCATTCGCACATTATAGAATACCCATTTATTTATTCGAATACCCCGATGCTTGCATCGGGGATGGTCACGAAATTGACTTAACCTGAGAAGCATGTATTTCTTAAAATGATTGAACTTGAAAGTGCGAATCATTATGTTTATAAAATTCGCTATCATATGGTTCTT